TTATGGTGGTGAGGATCTTTCACCTCCAGAGTACGGCAAGGTGTTTATTAGTATTAAACCATACAATGGTGTATTCTTATCAGAAGAAATTAAAAGAAATTTACAACTCGATCTGAGGAAGTTTTCTGTGGCTGGTATTGTTACAGAAATCATCGATCTTAAGTTCCTTTTTATCGAGATTGACACTAACGTATATTACAACCAGAACCTGGCTCCTGGTCCAGCTCAGGTCAACAATCTTGTTACGAATAATATCATAAAGTACGCCGATTCTACTCAGTTAAATAGGTTCGGGGCACGGTTTAAGTATAGTAAATTTGTAAAGATCATTGACGACAGTCATGATTCTATTACCTCCAACATTACCACAGTTAAGATGAGGAGAGACCTACAGGCTTTCCTTAATCAATTCGTTGAATATAGTCTCGGGTTTGGTAATCGAATTCACATTAAGAGTGAAGTTGGTTTCAATATCAAGAGTTCTGGATTTACCGTAAGTGGTGTAAGTGGAACAGTCTTTTTAAGTGATGTTCCAAATGTTGATTTGACTACCGGTTCAATCTTCTTGTTCAAGTTGAATTCACCGACTGAACCGGTAATCATTAAGAGAAATGTTGGAACTATTAATTATGAAACTGGACTTATTAAATTAAACCCACTCAACATTATCGCTACTGAAGTAAATCGTGGAACATCCCTAGTTGAGATTGAGGCTTGTCCTTTCTCTAATGATGTCCTTGGTCCTCGTGACCTCTACTTACAATTAGATACCACTTATTTGAATGTAAACATGATTCCTGATCAAGTTTCCTCAGGAAGTGACATTTCAGGTGGCCAATACACCGTAACTTCAAGCTACTCTAACGGATCACTCACACGATAAAAAATAATGTCAGTAGATAGGGTAAAATTTCAGGACATAGTTGCCAGTCAACTTCCTTCCTTTTTCCAAGATGACTTTCCTCTTCTTTCAGAATTTCTAGAAGAGTATTATGTCTCTCAGGAAACACAGGGTGCGACATTAGATCTTCTTCATAATATTGATAAGTACGTCAACGTTGATCATCTTACCGGATTGAAGGCATCCACTATCCTTCTCTCTGATATCAATACGGTTGATGATTCGATCCCGACTGCAGTTGCAGGAAACTTTACCGAAGGGTTTGTTGATAAAGACGGTCTTATCATGATTGATGATGAGATCATTGCATATGAATCAAAAACTGACACTGCCTTTGAAGGTTGTAAGAGAGGTTTCAGTGGTATCACATCATATACGTCTGCAGATGTACCAGATAGATTAACATTCACACCAGCCACACTCCCTGCAAAACATAAAAAGGGATCTGTAATCAAGAACCTTAATGTTCTGTTTTTACAAGAGTTTTTCACGAAATTAAAAGCCCAGGTAAGTCCAGGTTTTAGTAATAGAACTCTGAAGACTAATCAAAAGAATTTTATCATTAACAGTGATAGTTTCTATAAGACAAAGGGAACAGATTTATCATATAAAATTTTATTCAAATCACTGTTTGGTGAGGATGTTGATATCATCCGTCCAAGTCAATTTCTCCTGAAACCATCAGATGCTTCCTTTGGTGTATCTGAGGATATTGTTGTAAAGACTGATATCGGTGATCCACTACAACTGAGAAATCTAACTCTCTTCCAGAATTCAACTGGTGCTCGTGGAACTGTTAATGATGTTTCAAAAATTCAATTCAGTGGTAAAGATTATTATCAACTGAGTATTGACTCGGGGTATGATAGAGATATCAATGTTAAGGGAACCACCTTTGGAACATTTACTGCTAATCCAAAAACAAAATTATTGAATGATGTTGCCATTGGTGCAACAATTATGGATGTTGATTCAACTGTAAGTTTCCCAGAAACTGGTAAATTAGACATTTTAGATGTTGATGGTAATG